AGTATAAAATTAATTCAATATGGATTAATGAGATGAAAGCAGGAGAATATAATCCTGTTCATAATCATCGTGGTGATCTTTTAACAGGTCTTTCTTCAGTAATGCTTTTAAAACTTCCTAAAAATTATGGTAAAGAATGGACTAGAAAGGATTTACCCTTTAATGGCCAACTAAGTTTCATAGGTAATAATAAAGGTTGTTTTTGTAAGGATGGTTATCAGCCAATAAATTTACAAGTGGGGGATTTTTTCTTATTTCCTTACGACATTGCTCATTGTGTTTACCCGTTTAAAGGCAAAGAAAAACGAAGGACTCTTTCTGCTAATATAGACGTTGCTTATGATTCTGCGAATGAAAATAAAGCATGACCTTGTTATTAGAACCACGCTGGAAGTCTTATATTGTTGAAACTACAGCACCTGTTTTAACACCAGCACAATGTGATGATATTATTATAATGGGTCAAAGTCAGCCTAACAGAGATGCTGCCGTTGGTGTTGGAAAACCTGGAGATAATAAAAGATCAGGTATTGATAAACAGAAACGAGTTACTACGATTAGCTGGATTCCTTTTAAGATAGCCACGTCTTTTTATTCGACTATTGAACGATGGGTATTAAATACCAATGCCAATCATTTTGGTTTTGATGGTATAAGAATTACAGAACAAGCTCAATATACTGAATACTCTAAAGGTGGATTTTACGAATGGCACATGGATAGTTCAATAGAAATGTCTGACATGCCAACGGTTAGAAAAATTTCCATGACTTTATTATTAAGTGATCCTAAAGATTTTAAAGGCGGTGAACTTGAGCTATCATATAATAAAGAACGTGTGAATTTAAAAAGAGGTCATGCTATCTTTTTTGCAAGTTTTATTCGTCACCGTGTTAAGCCTGTAATGAAAGGAAACCGCAAATCTTTAGTCATGTGGTTTGGAGGACCCCCACTTAAATGAATCTGGATTTATGTTTTCAAACCGCAATCTACTGGCAAGATTTACCAAATGCTAAAGAACTTAATAAACATCTTATTAAGCATATTAAAAAATGGCATAAGAAAGATAAAGGTATACAGAAAACTAATCGAGGCGGTTGGCATAGTACAATAGATATGCAAACCAAAAAGGAATATGAACCTCTTGTTAAAGAATTACTTTGTATGCAGGAAGGGGTTTGTAGAGAAGAAGGTTATACTGCTCCAATGTCCTTAGGAAACATGTGGGCTAATATTAATTACCCAGGATGTTTTAACAAGGATCATATGCATCCTAATGCCAACTGGTCTGGAGCTTACTATATTAAAGCTCCTGAAAATTCTGGATATCTTCATATAGAAGATCCAAGACTAGGTAATATTTTAATATTGCCACGACAGTTATCCCTGAACAAAATTCCTCCAAGATTGCACAGGCAAGTCAACTATAAACCTATAGAAGGAAGAATGATAATGTTTCCAGCTTTCTTGAATCATAGTGTGGGTGTTAATAAAACAAAGAAAAAAGGAGAAAAGGGATGGCGAATATCTGTATCATTTAACTTTATTCAAAGATGAGTTTCGAAGATAAGAAATACGAAGTGGTTGAAAAAGCTATCTCCTATGAATTAGCCAATTTTATTTTTAATTATTTTTTAATGAGCCGTGATGTGACGGCTTTTATGATTAAAAATAGAATTATTGTAGACGGGAATAATCCATTAGTTGGAAGTTGGAAGGATAACCAAATTCCTAATACTTATACACAGTATAGCAATCAAGTTATGGAAACTTTAATGATGAAAGTATTACCCCTAACTTCTAAAGTTACAGGACTAAATTTAATTCCTACTTATTCTTATGCAAGACTTTATGAAAAAGGAGCTGAACTTGTAAGGCACAAAGATAGACCCAGCTGTGAAATATCCACAACCATTTTTCTTGGTGGTGACCCATGGCCCATCTTTATTGATCCAACGGGTAAATCGGGAGTGCTTAAAATATTCAGTGAACATAAGGTTAAGCTTAAGAAAAGGCCTCCTAAAGGCATTCCTATAACACTTAACGTTGGAGACATGATGATTTATAGTGGCTGCGATCTGGAGCATTGGCGAAAGCCTTTTAAAGGAACTGTTTGTGGTCAAGTATTCTTGCACTATAATAATGCAAATGGACCTTTTGCAGAAACCAATAAGTTTGATAAAAGGCCCATGTTAGGTATACCTCGTTTAAAGAAGTAATAGTAGAGGTTGATTCTATTAATAATCTGTTATAATTTATTTTATGCTTCAAAAGATAAACATTCTACCAGGATTCAACAAACAAGTTACAGCAACCGGAGGCGAAGGCCAATGGGTGGCTGGTGATTATGTGCGTTTTAGATATGGTACTCCTGAAAAAATGGGTGGTTGGGCGCAGCTTGGAGATACTACTCTTACAGGAAGAAATACAGCGCTTCACCATTTTGTCAGTTCTGCCGGAATTAAATACGCAGGACTAGGAACCAACAGATTTTTATATGTCTATTCCGGAGGAGCTTTCTATGATATTACTCCTCTTAAAAGTACAACAACCTTAACCAGTGCTTTTACAACAACCAATGCCTCAACATCCGTTACGATCACTTTTGCAAGCGCTCATAGCATTACTAAAGGTGATATTATTCTTCTTGATAATTTTAGCACTATCACCGATTCTGATTTTAGTTCTAGTGACTTTGACGATGTTAATTTCATGGTCACAACCGTTCCAACCGACACAACGATTACGGTCACGATGGGATCAGCGGAAAGTGGATCGGGTGCCTCAACATCCGGTGGAATCAGAGTAAAACATTATTATACAATAGGACCTGCCGTTGAAGCATCAGCAGCAGGCTGGGGATTAGGCCAGTGGGGTGGTACAGTCTCTGGAGAAATTCTTTCAACTTTAGATGGTGCAATTGATGATGATGATACAACTCTTACTTTAGCAAGTTCATCTTCTTTTCCCTCTTCAGGAACAGTTTTAATTGACAGTGAACAGATTGACTATACGACAAATACTACAGGAACGCGTACATTATCAGGGTTAACCCGGGCAAGTACCCAGACTACGGCAGCAAGCCATTCAGATGGAGCAACGGTTACCGATGCAACTGATTATACATCATGGGGCGCATCGCAAACAGGCGATATTATAACAGCACCTGGTCTGTGGTCCCTGGATAATTATGGCAATAAACTAATTGCAACGATTTCGGATGGTGCAACTTTTGAATGGAACGCTAATGCAGATGATGCAACATCGACAAGGGCAACGGCTATTTCAAATGCACCAACAGCGACAAGACAGACTTTAGTATCAACCCCCGACAGACACTTAATTTTCTTTGGAACAGAGACCACGATTGGAACAACATCAACACAGGACGACATGTATATCAGATGGTCTTCCCAGGAAGCGATTACAACGTATACGCCTACGGCGACCAATACCGCAGGCACACAAAGACTGGCCGACGGAACACGGATCGTTGGAGCGATCAGAGGCCGTGATGCAATTTATGTCTGGACAGACACTGCTTTATTCATTATGAGATTCGTAGGCCCTCCATTTACTTTTTCCTTCCAAGAGGTTGGAACGGGTTGTGGATTGATTGGCAAGAACGCAGCGGTTGAAGTGGATGGTTCTGCTTATTGGATGTCAGAAAATGGCTTCTTTAGGTATACCGGTAGACTGGAATCCTTGGCGTGTTTGGTTGAAGACTATGTTTATGATGATCTTAATACGGTTCCTAAACAACATATCAATGCAGGATTGAATAACCTATTTGGCGAAGTAACCTGGTTTTATCCATCGTCTTCTGCAGGTTCGGTTAACCGGGCTGTAACTTATAACTATATGGATTCAACACCGGACAGACCAGTATGGACAACAAGCTCGCTTGCAAGATCAGCATGGGCTGATTCTGCAGTATTTGGAAAACCCCATGGAACAGAATACGACGATGATGCAACAAGCGATTCAACGGTCGGCAACACCGATGGTGTAACAACCTACTATGAACATGAAACAGGAGTGAATCAAATCAAGGCAGGAACGACAAGTGCCATTTCAGCAAGCATTGAATCAGGAGATTTTGATATTACCCAGTCGCAACAGGAAGGAACAACCCTAAGAGGCGATGGAGAATACATTATGAAGATCAGAAGAATTATTCCAGATTTTCTTTCTCAAACCGGCGATGCAACAATAACTTTGAATTTAAGAACTTACCCAGTCGATTCACAAACCGGTTCAACACTCGGACCCTTTACATCGACTCCTAGTACGACTAAAATAGATACACGTGCAAGAGCACGATCAATCTCTCTGAAAGTAGCCAACAGCAGCACGAGCCAGCACTGGAAACTTGGAACTTTTAGACTGGATTTACAAGCGGACGGGAGGAGATAATGGCATGGTATTATAACGTCAATGACGACATGGATAAGAAGACTTCAAAACGCTTCGACGATCTGAGTGACAAGAATAAAGATATTTTAGAAAAAGAATTTGAAGCTCGAGAAGACAGCGGCAACCCACTAAGTAAAAGAGAAATAAAAGATTTCATAAGTATAAAAGAAGAACGAAAACAAGTAGATTTTCTCTCGGACATGTGGAATCAGGGAAAATTTTTTGGTCAAAAGGAGGGGTATAAAGGAGCAGAGCAAAATTTTAAAGATGAAGTAGAAAATCGCTTCAACAAAATACGAGGTATAAAACAGGCCAATCCAGAAAGTCAATTCATACAAGAAGCCAAGGGAACCATACAAATTGATCCCGATGCAGGCATCATGAAAGCGAGTGTGTTTCCATCTTTTAAGGATATACAAACAGCATGGGGTAAATTCACAGGAGCCGATGATACTCCTGTAGGCTTAAGCACAGATGTCTATGAGCCTGATGAGCCTGAAGCTTATGAACAATTTGCTAAAGATCCAACAACTTATAAAGGAATTGAAACTTTAGATTTAGACGATCCAGAATTAAATCAATATATAAACGAGCTCGGTCCAGTTTACGATGCATATAGTGATATTTATCCAGCCTTAGATCCAGCCTTAGATCCAGTTGATATCCAAAAACGGACAGGTATGAAATGGGGAGATGCAAAAACTGTACAAGAATATTTTGCTAACAACCCAGAACTCTTTAAAGGATTTAAAGAAGATTTTGGAAGAAGAATTGATAAAACTGTAGATGCAGCTGGAGGTATTTTGGAAAGTGGAAAAAATATAGGGTTGACTGCATTAGGGCATCTAATGGGTTTTCCTCCTGGCTTGCTCGCAGGGGCTAGTAATATACTAGGAGATAGATTTGAATATAAACCAGCTGAATATGGAGTTGGACAGCATAGTATAGCCGCGTTAAATCAAATGAATGCTTTAGGAGGCTATTACAGTGGACCTGCAAGAACAGCAAGACGGAATCTAGATCCACGTAGAATTGCAACGCGACGTGACGCAAAAACTCTAAGAAATTTACAACTTAACTATGAACGAATGGGGCTTAACCAAGATCAAATAAATCGAAAAATACAGGATTTTCAAACCGTTACCGGTCAAATTGCAGGTGGGGCCGGTGCTATAGCAGAAGGAAGAGCTACCCAATTAGCCAATGAAGTTGCAGCAGCTACAGCAAAAAGAGATATTCAACAGTTCACTGGAGGAAATTATGAAGCACCTAGCGTTGGTCAACAAACTTCTGGTCGTGCAGATATATCCTGGGAACATGATCCTTTTGCAGAAGGCGGTCGAGTCAGATTTTCAAAAGGAGGCATCGTAGGACTATGGCGAGAATTGTCCAGTCTTTAACCCAACCAGTGGAGAAATACGACCAGCTGATTCAGCAGGCGTTTGTCCGGGATGTTGACAGTATCGTACAGAAACTTAACACCACGTTTCAGCAGGATTTAAAAGATGAAGCTGAAGCGATAAGCTTATTTTTAGCATAATGGCAAATGCATTTGTAAATAAAAAAGTAGATTTAACCAGCACGAGTGCTACGACTTTATATACCGTACCCAGTGCTACAACAGCCGTGATTAAATCGATCCTGGTATCTGAAGATTCAGGTAATGCAGATACTATTACCATTACTATAACCGATACCGATGACGCTGTTTTCAGTCTTTTTAATGTTAAAGCAATCTCGGCCAGTGGAACATCGGAACTACTTACTCAGCCTTTAGTTGCTGAGGAAAGCGAAGTTATAAAAGTCACCGCAGCCACAGCTAACCGGCTTCACGTCGTGCTGTCTGCGCTAGAAATTAAACCTAGGGTCGTAACCTAGTCTTGATTTCTATACATAAACGAAGTATTTATATAAACTCAGGTGAAATCCCTGCCTCAACAAAATAGAAGATTAGATTATGGGATTAAAAAGTAAATTAAAAAAAGTATACAAAAAAATCACTAAACCTTTCATAAAGGCTGCAAAGAAAATAGTACCTAAGGAAGCTGCAGGCATCATGCAGCTAGCTGCGCCTTTTGTAGCGCCATCTAATCCATGGCTGGCGGGTATAATGGCAGCTGCAGGACAGGCACGAGCACGAGGAAGAATTAATCCATTAACGGTAGCTCTTTCTACTGCTCCGGGGTGGAAGTTTAAAGATCCGGCTACAGGACTTCGTACTTTATCTACAAAAGATTATTTATTTGGACAAACAGGACTAGGTGCTGGAGATCCACGCGGAATTGGTAAACTAGGAAGATTTGGTGAATGGGCAGAGCCAAAATTATTTGGAGCACCAGGAAAATT